AAGAGACTGTCTTTGTTCCAGGGGGACTAGAATATACGAGCATTCAAGCTCCTTTTTTAGAACCCGACACGATGGTAGAGTATTTGACCGCTGGTGTTGAGCCAGAGGATTTGGCGGATCTCGCCACTCGTTCTTCTTTTGTGGACAGGTATGCAAGTGGAGCAAGACTTCTGGACAAATCTCGGGAGTACGATGTACTTATTGACCGCATAAACACTGCTGTTCGTAATGTCGGAAATACTCTTCGTAATACCGGAACAAACGATTATGCAGAGGTGGATGCGCTTATTCCGGAAGGTACGTGGAGAAAGGGCACTAACACGGTCTTGGATACCCCGCCGACTAATTCCTACTGGGCACAGGTTGCTGACACGGAACTTTTG